TATGTGTCTCTTAGAAAACACTTAGATGAGAGACCTTGGGTACTTGGGGCTAAGACAATCCTCATTGAAAAACAACCCGATCGTAACAAGAAGATGATCTCAGTGATGCACTTTCTCCACGCATATTTCATTATTAAATGTCCTCAAGCAGAGACAATCATTTATGATGCACGTCATAAGATTCCAGATGTTGCTGGCCCGGGTAAAGCGCAATACAATAAAAGAAAAAAGGTTTCCATAGAGAGGTGCGAAGAATTTATTAGGGGTGGTACGACCAACGCACACTGGTTAGATACGTTTCTCAAATCAAAAAAGAAGGATGACCTAGCAGACACTGTGATGCAGGCCCTATCCTTTGTTAATAGGGTGGATGTCAAAACCACAAAGAAAGTCAAGAAAACTACAAAGCTGATACCAAGGCGCCCAAACGAAAACCAAAAGAGAACAAAGTATTCGAAGTCAAATTTAGCGTGGATTTATCTTAATAAACCTGAATGTGAAGTTCTAGAAAACAACAAGAGGTTTATGAAGGATCTTAAGAGATATTTCAAAGACATAGAAGATTTAAGATCTAGGGTACAAACTCATCTGTAACGGTATAACTATCGCATACTTATACTCGGCCTTAACCTCATTTCCACAATGAGGATGTGCCCATGTGGCTGGCCATATTAAAACTTTACCACATTCCGGTCTAACTTTTCTACCACCATAGAATTCAGTACAACCACCTTCTTCATGTTCTAACGTATTCAGATAAATCATTAGTGTAGCAAACTGTCCAACATCTCCTCCATCATAATGCCAAGCATATTTACCACCTCTGGGTTGCCTTTGAATTACTGGTATATGATCATGCAATGGCGTTGATTCAAGCCATGGTTCAAACATATGAAGTGGTTGATCGTGTATGTTTTCATTATATAAACGAATCATATATTGTTTGTATGCATCTTTGATATATTTTATAATTTCTTTGTGTTCACTTTCCATTGTAGGTTCACAACATGTACATAATTCCATAGAATTTTTTAATTCTGGAATAAACATTTTTCTACCATTGTACTCAACCTCCCCCCTTGTAAGAGGATTGGATGAATTTTCAAATTTTTCAATTAAAGTTTTACACAACGTTTCTGGTACAAAATTCGGTAACTCTAAAATTAAGTCGTTATGTTCTTTCATCTATTTAAAACGTGTATATACTCTTTAAATCAATTAAGGATGTCATACGTATACAGTATATAATGAGTCTCACTATACGTATGTCCGCTTCTACCAACAAACCAAACCTGGATAAGATTATCAAGAGTAATAAGCGTCTTAGGGCTGCAGCGTATTCTTCAAAAACGAATAGGAAACATCATCGTGTAGCAATTGATGAACTCGATACATTTTTGGATCTCATAGATAACGCCATTGATGCCATGAATGATACTACAATTGAGATTGAAAAGACACAAGAGAAACTTTATGAGTTGTACGATTTTTGTGGAGAAGTACCTTTTGATGAGAGTTGTGATTATTAAAGATTTGAACGGATAGATTGTTATAATGAAGAAAGTGTTGGATCATGGATTTGTTGAACTTGTAGACCATATGCCTAGAGAAAATCTAGATAAGGCTATTGTTGATGGTGCCCGTGTGAGTTACCAAACGGGTACTAAGACTACTCGGGGTGACAGAGGTCTTATTCGTTACCTTATCCGCAATTGGCATACTTCACCCCTGGAATTAGTGGTTTTCAAGTTTCGTATCAAGGCACCCCTGTACATCGCTCGGCAGTGGTTGAGGCACCGAACAGCCTCGGTGAATGAGATGTCTGCTCGTTATTCCATCGTTGATGAGGAGTATTATGAACCAGAAGTCCTTCGTGGACAGTCTGCCGTAAATCATCAGGGATCTGAGGGTGTTGTGGAACTCGAAGATGAATTGAACCAAGCTCTTTCCGATCAGTACAAACACGCATTTAAATTGTACGAGCAGTTACTCGAGAAGGGTGTGTGCAGGGAACAGGCACGTGGTGTTCTACCCCAATCCACCTATACCTCATTCGTGTGGAAGATGGACCTCCATAACCTCATGCATTTCCTCCAACTGAGAATGGATCATCACGCACAGAAGGAGATTAGAGACTATGCCACGGCTATTTACGAATTGATTCAACCCCTAGTACCTCTATCCATGGAGGCATTCCAGGACTTCAGGGTAAATGCTATGCAATTGACGGGTCCCGAGATTGAGGCAATCGCCGAGGGTAAACCCATAGAGAGTCCAGGTGAAAATAGGGAATTTCAAGAAAAGTTAAAGCGCTTAAAAATAAAATGTCAATGATAAGTACTTTATAAAAATGAGTATGACTACTATCACCAAAATTTGCACCCCCCCCGTACACAAGAACTCTCTTGACCTGGAATTGTCCAGGGGGTCCCACATAGCCCGTGAGATTGAAGCGAAATCTCACACTAAAGATACTATTAAGTACATCCCCAATGAATTGAAGTATGAAGATACAGCTTGTGCTAAAATGGAGGCTGCGCGTCGTCCTCGCGCCGTGGCGAGAATGAAGAAACTTAAAAATTAAATGTCATTACAATACAAAGTAAAATGTTTGTCATTGCAAACACTCTCACTGTCTTCGCTGCCGAAAAGAAGAACAGGGGGTTCAAGAAGTTGAGTAAGAAAATCCAGAAGGAACGTGACATTGACGTGGGTAAGATCAAAGAGAAGTTCTCTGATATTATCCGTGATGAACAGAGTCGTCTGAAGGGATACTTCGAGGAACATAACAGGTTGATCAAGAAGGATGATAAACCTAAGAAGAGTGGTAAGAAGTCTATTGACTTTTACGAAAAGTAAGCCACAGGGTACAAAAAACAAAAAACATAGCCAGGGGTGGGTTGTCCCCAAATCTCTCAGCCAATAGAGCGCACACTACGCTGTATTGGACGAGCTTAATTTCTTGTTGCGTTTTGACCATCGTACGTTTCATGGATCCCCTAGACTTTTGAAGACCTGTGACGGCTGTACTTATTTTACCGATTGTTCCAGGTATCTCTGTCGTCTTCATGAATATATCACCAACATCAACGGATTCAATTATCTGTTGTTGGATGAGGGGTTCTAGGTATGTGAAATAGTTGAAGTCTGGATCAAGTTTGAGACATATACCTTCTATAGTGGAGAAGGCTTTGGCGAGGTACACGAAACTACTGGGTACAACGAATGGCTTTTCCACGGCGAGTTGTGCCGCCAGGTCATCATTCACAATTCCAGAACCATCTAGGGTTTCCAGGTATCCCAGTATAGTTTCGAAGAAGAGTTCGATATCCGAGACATCCGAAGACGTTGGAACGATCACACCCAGATTGACTAGGGTATCAACTATACCCACAGTGTCCCTCATGATTATAAATCCAAAGAGTTTTGTGAACCCATCCCTAAGTTCTTCAGAGAGGGGTACGAGCAGACCAAAATCATAAAATACAAGTTTCCCCTTGGATGAGAATCCCAGGTTACCGGGGTGTGGGTCGGCGTGGAAGAGGCCATTGTCCATAGTCTGAATAACATATGAGTTAATTAGGGCTTCGCATATCTTCTTCTTGTTCACCCTCTTGTCAGCAATTTCAGTCAGTTTGGTGGAGGGTACATATTCCATAACAATCATTTCATCATTAGAATACTTCTTGTAGACTCTCGGAACCTTTACCCATTCAACATCTTTCATACTTTTTCGGAACTTGATGGCATTATCAATCTCCTGTTTGTAATCCGCCTCCCCCAGGAGATACTCTATAGACTCATTGAGAACTGAACCAGAACTATTCCCTGTATCTATACCAACTCGCTCCAAAAAATGTACAATTTCCCGAATATTATCCGTATCTTCCTTCATGATATCCAGGATTCCTGGGCGTTTTAATTTTACAACAACTTTTTGACCGTTATGGAGTACGGCCATATGGACCTGGCCAATACTCGCAGATTTAAATGGTACAGGGTCAAATTCCTTGAAAATATCATAGTCTACACCGGTATCAAACTCCACGGGAGGGACGTTATCTTGAAGAGACTCCAACTCTTTTGTAAATTCGGGTGGATAGAGATCCCCTCTCGTGGAAGCGATTTGACCTAATTTTACAAACGTTGGACCGAGTTCGAGAAGTTCCTCTCTTGTCCATCTACCAAGTTCAGATTTATTTTGTACAGTGGAGTTTTTCCATAAAAATTTGGCGGCAAACTTCCATGTTTTTACTTTCCGATTGACTGGTACAACCGGGCTATGTTGTGCTATACATAACATCCTACCTTACGCTTACTTTTTATTTTTTATCTTAACTTACTTTAATGAAAAAGCTTTCAAGTTTTCTAGGTCCCTTTAGTAATCAAGCCGAGAAGACTATCAGAAGTCAACCAATTCTCTTTACCCTAATCATTTTGTACCAAGGTCTCTTCTCTGGTAATGCTATCAAAATCCCTGAAAATCTCAGAATCCTCTTTAACAGTAAGATATTCAAGTTTGTATCTCTCATGGCTATCGCTTTTAGTGCGACACAAGATATTGAGTATGCACTCATATCAACGATGGTTTTCCTGACAATCATGTATGCCATAAAGACTCCGGAGGAACGCAAGACTCAGGGTTTCATTTAAAATATTTTCAAACTATAAATGGCACTTACGAAAACTCTGAGTCTCAATTTTGTGGCTATTCTACTTTTCACACTCATGTACTTTACCATCTCCAAGGCGGGTGGTGAACAATTTAATGGATTGGATAAGGAATCCAGCTTCTTGGATCATCTCTACTTTGCCTTCACCGTCCAGTCCACAGTTGGTTTTGGTGACATCTATCCCATCAGTCCAATGGCTAAGATGGTAGTCATGGTTCAGCAATCTGTTCTCATTTTGGGTGTTCTCGAACTCCTCTCCGAGGCTGGTTCGGTGGCTGTTCCAACTGTTGTTAAACAAATGATTCCAAATGCAATGAAAAAAATGACGTAAAAATTATATATCGGCTAAAAGTAGAATGAAAGTTCATATAGTAGGAGCTGGCCCAACTGGGATGTCCCTTGCTTGGGAGATACTCAGGTCGGGTGATCACGATATCACAATCTATGACAGGAAAACTTCAGCGGGTGGGTCGTGGTGGGAGCCCAGTGAGGAAGTAAGGGATCTTCATGCACATCGTATAGTGTTTGATAAAGCGTTTGTCAACACCCAAAGTCTCTTTGTGGAAATGGGGATCAGGTGGGACGATATATTTGAACCTGTTCAAAAAGATATCTACGGATTCTTGTTTCGTTCGTTGTCCCTAAAAGACTATGGAGCCTTGACATCCCTATCTGCTAGGGTACTTACCAAACCCCAAAAGTACAAGGGTGTCTCCCTCAAAGAAGCCCTAGATCCATTGAGTGAGAGTGGGCAGCGCTTACTGGAGCATCTCCCTCTCATAATGGATGGTGTCACATGGAATGTCATGTCTGCTTGGGAGTTTGTCAAGAGTTTTGATCACGTGGCTCTCTCCAAGCAATATACACAGAGGGTCTCCGGTAAGGTCATGTGTGACGCGATGCAGAAGGCTCTAGAAGATATTGGGGTAGAGTTTGAGTTTGAAAAGGAGTTGGCGAGTGTTGAGTACATGGAGGATGGATACACAGCCGAATTCTCAGATAGAACTACAATTAGTGACGGAATGTTGTTTTTGTGTTTGGACAACAGTCCAGCCCTAAAACTTTTGGGTGACAACTGGGGTCCTGAGGCTGAAAAGAAGGTTCGTGAGAGTACATACGGCTGTATAAATCTCCTGTTAGATTTTGATGAACCCATAGAACTTAAGGATGATTTGGAAATTGCAGCGACAACAAAATTAAACCTCCAACCAGTCGTTCTTTCAGATGATAAGACAGTTTCGTGTGTCATTTGCGACCTAACAGAAGAGATTCTCACGACACCACCCGAAGAGTTGAGGACCCTCATACTCGGTGAACTTGACGTACCTTTACCTAGGGAGATGCGTTTTGGTTGGGGTGCAAATTGGGATGGAGAGCGTTGGCAATTCTCCCAATCCTCGGGGGTCCTAAGCCTCTATGGGCAACTTCCCTTCTTTGGTAAGTGCCCCAACGTAGCGATGTGTGGTATGATGTCACCAAGAAACACACCATATTCCAGTATTGAGGCAGCTGTGGAGGTGTCTCGGGACCTCAGTCATAAGTGCTTTGGAACTCGGGAACCATTGAACCCTCTCCTCCTCACACAAGTTATGTCAATGACACTTTTAGTGCTTATAGTTTTAATTCTCATATATCGTAACAGAAACCTATGAAGTTTCTAGCAAAAGTACACACACCCATGTATGACCACAACGATAAGAAATACATTCGTTTGGTCATTCCTGAAAATTGTGCTGAAATCGTAAGACGTGTGCAACTCAATAAAGCTTGGTTGGTAAAAAATCAACACTTAGATGACCCCCTAGATGGACGTGTATTGACAGTGAAAGTTCCGTTCCGTTATAGGAGAGTGATGTGTGAGGTCAAAGGGCGACCAGTGCAGTCTCTTATAAAGGATGATGAAGTTGAAGTTGAAATAGACTTCAAGGGTGTTTGGAATGTGGGTCATTACTCGGGCTTTTCATGGGTAATTAAATCATGTGACACGAATCACTAATCCATTCCTTAGCCGTTGGCTCTCTCACCTGCTCACACCCGTCTTTCGTCTGTTCATGTGTGTCTTCCACCTGCTCACACATGTCTTCCGCCTGTTCACGTTTACGCATTTCATTTTCATAACGCTCAAGTTTACGCATATCCTCATTAATTTTATTTTCACGCTCACGAAGGAACTCTTCTCTCTTTTTGAAAGTATCATCTGCATCCATTTTCAATTTTTCTAGTTCTTCCGTCGTTATAATATTTTCAATTCCAGCATCACGAAAACCCTTGAATGTAAGTAGACAACCTTCTAAACGAAGAATTTCATTTTTTTCGTTGTTAATATCTTTCCGAATTTCCTCAATATGATTCTCCGTATGTTTGATGTTGTCTTGATATTGTTTAATAGTGTCTTCAATTCTTAGAATATTTTCAGAAACTGACACAGTGGTTGTCATTATAATAACATAAAGTTACTAATCTTTAATATAGTAAATGTTGACAAGAACTGGGTATATAGTACAGGAGGGGCCAATTCAGGAAATTAAAAGGGAGCTGACTGTAAGACCACAGGTCAATGGGGATTATGGATTTCCTCCACCACCTTTTAAAGTTTTCAGAGCAGCTAAGAATGGAGTCTGCGTTCCAAGATTCTATGGAACTACTAAACTTGGAGATCCCAAGGAGGACCGACGTCCCCAACCAGCTCGTTCAAACGCCAAGTTTGTCGGACAGCTCAGAGACGCAACCCATCAAAATGAAGCATTGGCAGCAGCAATTGAAGCAGGTCACGGTGTCCTGTCTCTGCCATGTGGGTATGGCAAAACGACGGTATCCCTGGCCATAGCTTGTAAGTTGGGGTATCGTACAATGATTGTTGTTCATAAACAGTTCCTCGCAGACCAATGGAGAGAACGTATCCAACAGTTTTGTCCAGGTGCAACTATTGGAATCGTCCAACAGGATAAGAAAGAAGTTAATTGCGACTTTGTGATTGCTATGCTCCAATCTCTCTCCCTTAAGGAGTATTCATTCAGTGATTTTGATTCTATAGGAACTTTAATCGTAGATGAAGCTCATCACATTTGTGCAAAGGTGTTTTCTCAATCTCTATTTAAAATGTGTCCCAGGCATATTTACGGTTTATCGGCAACCCCAGAAAGAAAAGATGGCTTGACAAAAGTACTTCATTGGTTTATGGGACCCACATTCTTTGCGGTTGAAAGAAAAAATCAGGAGCAAGTTGAAGTATTCCCGATTACATATGAGTCGTTCAACTACAGAAACCCACCACCCTCAATGAGAAATGGAAAGGTTTCAATGCCCAATATGATCACAGAAGTTGTTGAAGATAGGAAGAGGAATCAAATGCTGGTAGAACTTGTGAAAAAGTCTTCAGCGGGTACCAGACAACTTCTAGTTCTAAGTGACCGTAGACAGCATTGTGAAATGCTTCATCAATGTTTCCCAAAGACTTCGGGTCTCTACATGGGTGGTATGAAGGAGGCTGACCTCCAGGCTTCTTCAAAGAAGAAGATCATATTTGCGACGTTCTCACAGGCACATGAAGGTTTGGACATACCAACCCTAGATACAGTCATTCTAGCTT